TTTAGCGTCCATAATCCGTCCTCACTTTCTTACCCTTGCTGAGTTAAAAACTCTGCGATCAGCTTTGCTTTTACGGTTTCTTTCATGTCATACCCACGTTCCGTTGCGATAGCCTTAATCTGTGCCACTGTCAGAGCATTAAGTTCTTCCTCTGTATACTTCTTTGTGACATCAGTAACCGTCTCTTCTGTGCTCGCATCTGATGATGTGGAAACAGAAGAATCGGCTACGATACGGGAACCACCGTCAAGGGTATGACCTGTTATTCCCCCGGTTTTGTGGTTGCTGTCAGTTTGCTCGGAAGATCTGTGGAAATATTTGTGAACTTAGCACTCATCCACTCAGGACCGTGATCCAAACCAATCTGTCCGAAAATCTGATATGTTTCTCCTGCGCCAGTCTTTGCAAGCTGCTCCAGGAAGAAATTGCCCTTGCCAGGAACCATCTGATGAACCGGAGCCATGATGGACGGATCGAACAGAACGGCTGTACCGGTAGGCATAGTATCAAACAAAGCAACTGCCACTTCTCCAAGAGGGGTAACTACTGTCTGTAATTTGATACCGTTCACTTCTCTTCCAAGGGGAACGATTGTAAGGTTGTTCTGCTGCGCATCAAGGTTAAGCTGCAACATTGTAGTTGCATCAACTCCGAGAACAATGTTGTCTGTCTTTGCGCCCTGATCGTGAATGGACTTTAATCCCTCTGCTACAAGCCAATATGTGAGAGGCTTTTTAGCAAGATCAAGTACGTTGGTTGTGATAGCTGTCAGAAGTCCTCTTGTTTTATTGGCCTCTGCATCAGTAGTTGCCTTTGCGTACTTTCCGTTGATGAATGTGTACTCAATATCCTGTGCGATCTTTGCCATTCTACGAGAAACCTGAAATGCAAGCTCGTCCATAGGATTTGCCTGCTGACCGGCCACATTGATGCCCTGCAGTGTACCCATGTTACTCTGCTTTCCGTAAGAAATCGCCACGGATTTCTGGAAGATCTGAGTTACATTGGTAAGCTGGCTTCTAGTTACCATTTCCGGCTGTGGTGCAGTAAGGGATGCTGTTTCAGAAATCTCCGGCTGCTCGCCTGTTTCTGTGTTGTACTCCTGACCGCAAGTAAACTCTACATGATTGGTTACAAGAGGTCTTGCGCCAATCATAGTAGAGAACGGTGTTGCTGTCTGTCCTTTAGCGAATAACATTCCGCTAAAATTAGGAACAGCGAATGATGTTGCTGTGCCCTGTGCCATAATTCATTACCTCCTTTAGATTTATGCCTGCTGATTGTTAGCGGCACTTTGACTTAATATTGCAAGAATCGCAGCCTGTGAATCGCCTGCGTCCATTGCCTGTTTAATCTGTGCTGAATAGTCAACCTGACCTACGTTTCCAGACTGTGGCGTAGGCATCTGAGCCAAATACTGAGCGCGGATTTCCGACTCTTTCTGTTTGTCTCTTTCCGCCATAAACTTAGTGATGTTTCCGGTGACAACATCCATGCTTCCCTCATACTCTGCTGTTGCCGTAGCCTTTGCCATTTCGGCCGGCATACCCATTCCTAAGTAACGCTCCGATGATTCCGCTACCGCTTTGAATTTTTCCAGTTCCTTGACATAAGCATCTCTCTGAGCCTGCTGTTCCGCTTTTGCCTCTGCCTCCTGCTCTTCGGCTGTCTGCTTAGCTCTAAGCTGTTTGCGAAGATTTCCCTCGGATGTACAAAGTTTGTCGTTATCGGATTTCAGTTTCGCATTTGCCGCTTTCTCCTGTGCAAGCTGTGCCATAAGGCTCTCAACGGTTACTTCTCCGCCGGAGTTGTTTTCCTCATGCTTATCTGTCTGAGGTTGCTGCTGTGTACCGGATGCCTGAGTGGGCTGATTCTGCGGTGCTGTCTGAGACTGCTGCTGTGTCTGGTTCTGAGTTGTTGCGCTGTTTACATCTGCCATAATTGACCTCCTGCGTTTGAACGGTTCTCTCCGTGTGAATTTCTGCGTTTTTTTACTTGCGTCTCTGCAAGACAATAGTTGTATGCGTTTGATGAGGGTTTTCTCTAACCCGTTATCTGAAAGGAATTACTCCCTCTGTAACCGAAAAAATGAGCCGGACACGATTTTCCATCACATCCGGCTCATAGGCTCTAACTGTATTCAGTTAGTTTTTCTTTGCTGCCTTTTTGGCAGTTGTTTTCTTGGTAGCAGTTTTCTTTGCTGTGGACTTCTTTGCTGCCGCTTTCTTAGCAGTTTTCTTGGCAGTATCTTTCTTTGAAACGGATTTCTTTGAAGCTGCTTTCTTCTTATCGTCCATCTTTTTCTTGTCTGCTGCTGTCTGTTTTGCAGTTGCCATTGGTTTTCTACCTCCTGATTTATAATTCCACGCACCGACAGTTGATAATTTCATCTATCGGTGCGCCCATACTATCATCGAGGGGGAACATCATTTTGTACCCGTTGATGATAAAAGGCTCGTTAATAGGAACTGTTTGGCTGTCCGCCTCCCAGTGGCTAACCCGGACACGTTCATCCCTCATGCTTACCCATGTATGGGTGGTCTGTTTCTTATCCACGAGGTTCTGATGATTTATCCAGTTATATATCCAGTTTGTCTCATTCAGGGCAATCTCCGTGGCTCTAACCTCCGAGAACATCCTTTTTACACTTTTTGGAACATCCTCTTCTTTCATCATGCCACCGGTCATGCGAGACATTTTATAATCATCGTTGCCGTTGGCATTTGCCACTGCCCTCTCTGTGGCTTCCTGAATATACTTTGAAAATCTGTATGCCTTTTCCCTTACTTCTGTTTCGTACTGATATTCCGGCATCATGGCAAAATAGAGATCCATGAGTTCATTTTCGTAATCAGCACTCGTCTTTTCGTAAAGGAAAATGCCGGAAATAAGATTGAGGAACTGTGCTGCAAAAAAGTCTACAAGTGCATTTATAAACTCCTTGGCGGTTTTCTTCCGGCGGAGCTTATCGTCTTTGAGAATGTTCATTTCGTCAAAGTATTCAACCGGATTATACATAGTTCACACCGCCTATTCTTCTACCATTGCAGTCTTACTTGGCTGCTTAGATTCCTCTGTCTTATCTTTTTCCGTGTTGTTCTCCCCACCGTTCCCCTCTTCATCCTTGTATGCGTTAGGGTTCGGTTGCTGTGTCTTTTCCTCCTTGGAGGCAAGTTTCTTCTGTATGCCATCAATAATAGGCTTACTGTCAACCCATGCCTGTTGTGGATCTGTGAACAATCCAACAGTGTTGAATGATGTAAGACCGTCTACTCCGGCATTAAGCAATGCCACGAGTGAATTGGTCTTAGACACCAAATCATAGGTTTTTGTACGGCAGAAACGGATTTCAACATCTGCTGTCTCTATATCTTTCAGGCCGTCATACGGTCTCTGATCTGTCTTAATGATTTCGATTGCCAAATCAATGAGCTGCATTTCCGGCTCAGTGAATAACTGCTCAACCGTCTTAGCGGAAATCTCCAAACACTGCCATCCATTGGATAACTGCATTGCACCGGTGGTTGAACCGCCACTTGCCTCCTGCCATGACGGTGTAGAGGTAATCTGCTCCAACTGAGAATTGAGATGATCCACAAGTTTCTGAACCTCACTCTCATTCAATGTCTGATTGAGGTAAGTGATCTTTGCTTCCTTGCCGTCCCCGGTACTCTTTGTCATAATGACTCCATCGCCGTCTACGAGGTTTTTCTTGCCCTCTTCGTTTACCTGGCAGTTGTGCATCCAGAGTAAACTCTGAACGTGTTGCAGAATATCATTGATACGGTCAGAATCCACAAGATTCATTGCATCCATCAGTGGGATAACCTTTTCAAAAATACCCATGCGGTCATTCAGATAAAATTCAACGACCGGTATTCTTCGGAGTGGGTTTGGTGCGATATTCTCTTTCAGATGATAGTCTGTCGTGTTCAACTCATGCTCAATGGTATAGCAGAAATTCTTTGAGTATGCCGTAAGAGTAATTGTTCCATCATCATGTACGGAATAGGTGCATCCTAGCACCGGTTCTCTATATGCGTCATTTGAGTACACCACAAAGGTTGTAAGTGGACTTGGAACCAATAGTTCAAATGGAGAATATCTGCTCTTATTTCTGTTCGGCAGCATCATCTGGTAGCCGACACCACAGATAAATAGGTTTCTTCCAAGGGCAATGTCTTTTGCCGCTTTGCTCTGCTCCTGCATCATTTTATTGAGCATTGCGATCTTCAAATCGTCAATATTCTCTCCATCGTCCTCATCCTTTTTTCTCAAAAATCCGAATAAGGCTTTCTTCTGTTTCTTTGTCGGTTCTATCTTTGCTCTCTGTACGAAAGTGATCGGGTTGGAAAAACAATATCCCAGATGCACGTCCACAATCTTTGAAGCATTGTTTTCTACGACTGTGGCATTGAGATCCGGTCTGATTTTCTTTTCACGGTTAAGAATTGGCTGATTGCCTTTCTCGTACTCAAAAAGAAAAACTTCCTGTGCCACATTCTCCTGGTGTTCCATAAACGCCTTAGATACAACCGATATGATATTGTCTTTCGTAATTCCCCTCTCATCAGTCATTAACATTCGTCTACCGAGAGTTGGACGGTTGCTTGCGTACATGAAGTTTCCCCTTTCCGAATAAAACAAAAGAACCGATCAAGTCTACTTATGACTTAACCGGCTCAAAGGCTCTTTGCTTAATTCTATTTTTATTACTTCCTTACATCCACGGCAGTTTATAAAAATCGTGCCGGATGCTCCGGGTGCTTTCTTGAAAAGAAGTTTTTCACGGTTTGCCCGCGCCTTACATACAGGGCAGTATACGTTTTCCGTTTCCAATATAGCTGCTCCTTTCTGTATGTGGATAGTTGCGTGGATGGGATTTGAACCCACGACCGTTTGATTAAAAGTCAGATGCGCTACCAAACTGCGCCACCACACATTACTGGGCGGCTCGCCACCGCCCTATCCTACAATAATGGAGGAACCCATGGCCTCTCGAAAGAGGCAAGAGCCGAGAGTGGGAATCGAACCCACAACCTTTTGATTACAAATCAAATGCTCTGCCAGTTGAGCTATCCGGGCTTACCAATATGGAGTAGCGTTCACTACTCCATATCAAGAAAGGGATAATCCACCAACGTCTATACCAAGACACCATCATTTTAACAAAAAAGGAACAACCACGCATTAGAATATCGGTGAAACCGATATTCTAATGCAGTCATTCCTTGTTAAATGATAAAATTAAAGTTTTATGATGTAATTGAGTTCGTTATTATATGTCTTTCGGTTCGTAGTCAATGCAGTAATCATCCCAGGATGTGACCGCTCCATAGCAATCACTTTCCTCATTGGCGCATATCCAATCCGTTGTCCCATTAAAATTATCATGCCAAGCACATGATCCACAATTTCCGTTACATTCCATTCTGCATCTCCATCAATCTCTGTGCCTCTTCCGGGCTACATACCGTCACTCCGGTTTCTTCCTCACACTTCTTTACCATACCGGTTCCGTCCCCGGCATAGTTTTCCCAAATGTGCTGTGATTCTACGAACACATCATTGATACGCTTATATCCGAATCCATAGGTTCTGTGAAGTGCTATGGCAATCGCAGCATATATCTGTGGAACCATCTGGTCTGCCGCAGTAGCAACGTTCTGTGAGCGGTTTCTTCTGGCGATTTCATTCAGGGAATTTATCAGTTTGTTATTCTTCGCCATATCTTTCCTCCAGTGCATCCTCAATAATAGAGTCCGTGTAAAGAAAT